ATAAATCCTCCCCCCCAAACATCATTATTAGATCTTTTAAGAGAACTAGAAGCATAATATCCAATAGAAGTACCATCATTACCATTATATATTTTATTACCAGCATATAAATTATAATCTCCAGATTGATCAGTAGTGACCATAACTGACCACCAATCCCCATTGTAAAAAGGTAATGATATACTAGCACTTTCATTAGGAGTACTATTATCGGAGATAAACCTTAAATTAGCATATTGATAATTTGGGTCTTTTATAGAACCACTCCATGAACCACTTATTAAACCTGATCCAGTATAATCTAAAAGGAGTTCAGCAGTCCCATTAATACCTCCATCTATCCACCATAAAGATTGGGATAAATTTGTTGGTGGAAATTCTTCAGGTTTAAATCTAAATTGTACTGTGGAAGGTTTATTGTTTGTAGCGCCCCAAGTATTTTTTACTCCCCAAGATGAAGATAGAAAAGTGGTAGATGCATTAAAAGCATAATTAAAATTATTAAAATAATAATCATAATCATTAGCATTTACTTGATCTTTACCACCAAATTCAGATATTCTAAGTATAGTATCAGGAATACCATATGAAGTTATTAATGCTCGTAAACCTGCAATGGTTCCTTTAGTATTTAATAAATAAGGTATGTTGTGATAAATTCTTTTATATAATGATTTATTAACATCATCCATTGATATAATATCATTTGATGCTGATATTAATGTATCTACAAATTCATATCCTGTAGGTGCAGGTAGTGATCCTGTTATTTCTGGGAATGGAAATAAACTACCATTAGAGGTAATTCCTAAAAAAGCAGTATATAATTCTTTATTTGAAAAATTATTTTGATATAATTTAACCCCAAAATCTTTTATTGCATCTGCTACTAAATCTTTAGAAATACCAAAATCTAATCTGTTGTCTGTATTATATTTTTGGGTAATATCTTTTGTATACAACCAAACATTGTCATAATATTGGGCAACCATATCAACAAATAAATCATATGGTTCATTTTGGGTATCTTCTCTTAAATATTCAGGGATAGATTTTAATAGTTGATCATTATTTTCATTGTCAAAATTAGAAGCAGATAATATTCTACCTCCATAATAAACACTAACTTCATTGTCACTTCCTAACCAATTTGCAACAGATAAACTTCCAGTTTTAGCTAACAAATAAGGAGGTTCTGTTGTTGTTTTAGGCCAAGTTTGTTCAGAACCACTAGTATAATACATAAAGTATTCAAACCCATCAAAGTTTTTAATAACTTCAGAAATATTATTTTGTAATAGTAAAATTGAGGTTGATGATCCAGAAGCATCAGTTAGTTCTGCAATTGAAGCTGAATATCCTTCAATTAAACTTGCTTTATAATAAAAATTTTCTATTCTTGTTTTAGCTGAACTAAAATGTATAAAATCTGAAAAATCTGTATAGTCTACACTAATATTAAGAGAAGCTGAGGTGAGTAGACTTTGTAATTGATTTAAAGAACTAGTTGGAGCCCCTGAAATTATATCATTTTCTGATAAATTTTGGGATGAGTTATTAATTTGTCCCTTTATAGGAATGTTAAAATTTGGACCTGCTATTTGGTTAAAATCTGAAAAAGTGACGGGTACTATAGGATATGTTACTTGAAATGCTTCGGGCTCATTTAATGTTGTAACAATCCATAATAATGATTTTAAATCAAATTCTATAGGTAGGGGCTCGTATAGTTTAACTAGTATTGTAGGATCATCAGTAGTTTCATTTTCTAATTGGATGTTATTAGCTATAATTAGCTGATTATTTCCAAAATTAAGATAAAAATCTACGAAATAAGTTTGATCTTCTCTAAATTGTATAAATTGATTAGTTTGTTCTACTATATCTAAGTTAGATAAAATAGTACTATCTAATCTAATTTCAGTCCTATCTGAAGAAATTTCAGATATATAAAGATTGGTAAATTGATCACCTATTCTTTTGGTAAAAAAGTTATAATATGCTACATAATCTCCTTGATCAAATCCTTCACTTGTTACATCATCTGCAGGGGAAATATTAAATTGAGTTATTTCCTCATTTTGAGCTCCAATATCATCATTTAAAACTGTGTAATTGGAATAATTTAAATTAGAAGATAAAATGTTTTGATTTAAATCATATACATAAAATTCTATATAACTTGAACTTGTTAAGGCAGAATCAACATTAAATTGATTAATTAATGATTCATCTTGACCTTCATAAGATTGAAGTTCAAAATTAGTAGGATCTATTCTAACTACTTCTGCCATTATTAATTAGTTTGTTGTTCTGTAAGTTGTTTTTGGGTTTCTAATAACTCTTCTCTTAATTGAGCTATTTCATTTTGTAATGCTTGTATTATTTCATTATTTTCTTCAAAACCAATATACTCAGTACTTGTTTTAATTAAATATTCGTGTGAATTTGTTTCACCTAATTCAGGAATTTCGTAAAAAAGTTCATTATACATTTGAAAAAATTCTTGAACTGTAGGCTGTTCATCTATTTGTTCTTGAACTGTTTTAACTCCTAATTGAGTAAAAGAGGTATTTATAGTTTTTTGATAATCTCTTTTATTAAAAACTTCTTTATTTAGTTTTATATTTTCTGCCATTTAAAATCCATTTACAACTTTAAAGTAATAATTATCATCTAAAACCATTGTTGAATTGTTAATTGTAGTTTTTACTAAAATTTTATAATATCTTTCAGGTTCTAACCCATTCATATATATATCAAAGTAATTCCCATTTTCATCAGAACTAAGTTTTGTATAAGTGTCGTCGAAATTAATAACAAATTCATTAGTATCCAAATCTTTTACAGCATACTGTGAAGAAGTTGGTAAATAATTTACACCTGTAAATAATGATGAAGTTTGAAATGTTCTTTTTGGGTATTTGTCTGCTACATTAAATCTAAATCTATGAACTGATTCAGGTAGAAATTCTCCTGGATTTTCTGATAATGAAGCTACTATGTTTGTTGTAGATAATATACTACTAGTAGCTGAACCTGTTAACACACTTGAATAGTCATCCCACTTAAATTCTAATTGTGGTGGATATATTGTATTAGTATCAACACTATAAAATTGCATTACAGGTTGTATTTGGGTACTACTGTTAAATTCAACTGAATCTTCCCATTTTACTATAAATCCATTATTATCCATAGAACCACTATACCAACGTGATACTACTTCTTTTGCATTTACTTCTAAATCTTTTTCACTTCTAGTATCAAATGATTGAGTAACCTTAAAATATGTACTACCTGAATTAACTAACCATGCTCCACCTCCAGCTCCTATATAATCTGAGTTGTAAGATGAGGTTACTTGATTTCCATAGGCATCTTGACCACTTGAAGACCATGCTACAGAACCTTTGAAATTTGGAGAATACCATGAAGCCCCATCGGTAGTCTGTGGTATATCTAAATATGTTCCAGTACCATTGTACCAATATTGAGCTAATGGATATACCGCTAAATCCGTTGATTCAACGATACCTTCTGCGGTTGCTATAAATGTTTTTAAGTTTACATCCCACTGTGAATTTCCTATTTTATTATTTATAACATCTTCTATTTCTTCCTGAACAAATTCAGTTAAAAATCTAGATACTCTGGGTAAAGAATCTATAGCTATATTTAAATTTGTTATAGATGTAATAGGATCTATACCTGTATTCATATCAGGATATAATGAATATAGGGTGGTGTCTTTATATGGGAATAATTTGTAAACTGCCATGTTTTAATTTTATAATGGTACTACTCTACCTTTAATATCTTGATTAGGATACTTAATTTCAAAAATACTAGGATCTAATGAAGGATATATTACTTGGTTTTGTGTTGCACTCTCCATATCATATCCAAATTGTGAATATCCTTCAGAAACACCTGCTTTATTTGTAAAAATAATATTTTTTACTGTTTGAACACCTTCTACTTTATCTAATCTAACATATAGATCTCTTATTAAAATTGGTTGATTGATTTGCCAATTTTCTCTATTAAAATATTCTTGTAATGAATCTATACAAGCTAGTATAACTTGACTATTATTAAAATTAGGTAATACTATAATTTCAAAATCTATAGCTATGTTTATAATATAAGCATCTCTAATTTCTACACTATCCCCTATCATTCTATATTGAGATAGATAAGTTCTTAAATTTTTCTTTAATGTATCAGATGCTAAAGCAAATTGTCCTAATGAATTTTGGGATAATATAAATAAATTTAAGGTTTCAATTGTTGAAACTTGATCGTCTGTTAATTTTGGTTTTTCAATATAGGCTTTAGCTATAGTTCCATACTCAGGAGGCATACTTAAAGCTCTAACCATATAATCATCTAATGTTACAGATCTTTGTTGAGCAGCAATTTGCATTAAAGTATTCTGTCTAATTTCTTCTATTGTATCTCCTGCTTGACCTCCGTCTGCTGCTATAGGATTATTTGCAGCTAATGTTCCAAATATATAATTAGCTGTGGTTGCATTTAAATTAATACTATTAAATGTAGTATTATCAATATTTAAATTAGTTAAATCACCACTAGGTACATTTGCTTCTACTCCTCCACCTGTTAAATATCTTACGGTTAAAGTAGTACTTGAAGGTGCTATACCATAAGTATTTGTAAATAAAAAGTTAGTAGGAGAGTATGCTGTTGTAAGTTTGTTTTTTTCAAAAGGTAAACCTATACCTATATTATTTGGGTTAGGTGTGATTAGTTCATCAGTATCATTTGGATTACCTGCTCCAAATTGAATTTGTAAATTATTTTCTGTTGTTAAACGAGTAGTAAAACGTCTTTGTACTTTTTTAAGTTGAAGTAAATAAGGTACATCACCTGCATCTTCTACATTGTTAGGATCATTTACATTTGTATTTTTGATATTATTATATATCATTTCTTGACCTAAATAATCTACTTCATACCAAGTATTACCATTACTATCTACTATATCTAATACTCCTATTATATTATCTGCTGTAATATTAATTGTGGGGAATTGAACTGGGTCTCCAAAAGTAAATGTTTGAGTGTTAACATTTGATGAAATAGCTTTTCTAGTTTTTTTAAGTAGGTAATATTGTGGAACTTTACCTGAAATTTGATAGATAGAAATTTCTGTTGGATCTAAGGAACTAGAAAAAGAAAAATCACACTTATCTTCCATTAAAAAATTAGTGGTTGAAGATAAAGTAGAGGCAATTGTACTATTTTCTCCTATGGTTAAAGCATAATCAAAATCAGGAACATAATCTCCTCCTACTAATTTTGAGGGTAATTGTTGAAATAATTCTATAGTAGTTTGAGCCGCCCCTGTAGCTTTAGGTTTATAACCAAACATATAGGCTAGCTCATATAAATTATTAGTTTGTCTAGCAAACTGAGTGAATGTTTCTTGTAATTGATTATCTAAATAAAAAGACATTACATCACTTACATAAGCTGCTTGCTCCATAAACATCATTCCAGGTGATGTTGGAGAAAAATCGTTGTAAGTATTAGGAAAATAAGTTTTAGAAAATTCTATTAACCTAGCCCTAATATCAGAAAAATCTCTATTTAAATATTTTACGTCTCTATTTACAGCCATTATGTAAAGTCTATTTGTAAAGTATCATTAATATTAGTGTTTATTACACTGTAAGTTAAGGATACTGTTATTGTGTTTGTATCTTCATGTTTTAATATTTCTAAATTACCAATTTTAATATTAGGGAAAAATGTAGATAAATCAGATGATATTCTTTCTTCTAAAAAATCTAAATTATTTGTGGTAATTTGTTCAAATATAAATGCTCTTAACCCTCCTCCAAATGTAGGATTTAGAGGTCTTTCTCCGGGGTTGGTTAAAAAGTAATTAATTAAGTTATTTTTAATAGCAGCAGCAGTAGTATAATTAGGTCTAAATACACCAGGAGCATTAAGAGGTAAATCTACTCCTACTGCAGCACTTTTATTAAAGTCTATTGGAAATATTTGTTGTGCTCCAAATGCCATTATCTATTTGTCATTAATCCCATTATTTGGTCCATATTAACTTCTCCTGCAGGTAAACTACCATTTGGGGATGTTGTATCTCCTACTCCTTTTGGGTTAAATGGTTTATTTCCAAACCCTTGAGCATGAGAACTATTCATATTTAATCCTGTCTCACCTATAATATCTAAATAAGATTGTCTTCTATCTATTTGAGATACGGGTGGAGGTGTTGTTGAAGTTATTGTTTTATTCTCTTGAACAGGTTGAGGAGTAGCAACTTTAGGTGCTTTAACTGCCTCTAATAAAACTTCTTTTAATTCCTCTTGTATCGCTTCTCTAACTGCTTCTTTAATTAAGTTTTTAAGTAACTCGGTTTTCATATACTGTTTTTTATAAATATTACGTTATTCTGCTTTTAAATCATTTTGTTGAATATAAAATACTAATTCATCTATTAATATTTGATCATTTGAAGAGAATGACCATTCTCCTTTTAACATTATAATTCCTGCCTTATTTTTAGCTATTGCTCTTCTTCGTTTTAGTTGAACTTCTGTTTTTTCAGTTTCTACACCCATTTCAAACCCATTTACATTAGTTACAACAGGTGATAATTGTTGAGATTGTTCTTGAGTTGCTCTAAGTAAATCATCTGTAAGTTGTTCTTGAGGTAATGCTCCTTCTATAGCACAACCTTGAATTAAACTATCTAATAAAGATAAATAATTTAGTACCCTTTGAAGTAATTGAACTATTATAGTTAAAATTAATAAAGTTGAGGATGATATTAATTTATATTTTCTTAATTCTCTATCTATTTTTTCAATTATAGTAACTGAACTAGGTGGGGCTAAAGGGACTGAAGATGCTGCTATTAAAGCTGGTAGGATTAATTGGGCTGCTGTAATTGTTTTATCTATTATATCTACTCCAATTCTTACTGTGTTTAAAAAACTATAAATATTGTTTAAAGCCTTAGTTAATCTATTTTTTCTTTCAATTAATCTATTTAATTCATCTAAATTAGCAGGACAAGTAGCGTTTAAATCTCCAAACTTTTTACCTAAAGAATTTTTGATATTAGTAATACCAAAAGCAGCTATTAAATTCAGTATTGCAGGTAAAAGAGTATTTACAATTCTTGCTTTAACATTATTTAAAGCTATATTAGTAGCATATGATTGTGGAGATGAAAGAATTTTTTCAGTTTTGATAGCTTGAATTTGTTCATCTTTTAATAATAATTCTTCTCTTTTTTGATTTTGTAAAGATGGTTGAGAAGGTTCTAATTCAATTATACCTAAACTTTGTTTTAAACTTCCATCTTGATTTGTAGTATTTACAGAAGTAGAACTATACCCCCCTGCAGAAATATTTAGGGTGAAGTTTTTATATCGGGTTTGGGTTTCAGTAGTTATAGTGTTATCAGGTTCTACTATTATATAAGTTTCATCTAATTCTACTACTATATTAAAATCTCCATTGGGTTGTGATATAGATTTTTCTTCTTTATTTGTATTAGAAAGTATAATAGCTTCTGAAATGGGTTCTTTAGTACCTTTATCAACTATTTTACCAATAAATCTTTTAGCTTCAACTACAACTTCATTTAATTGCTCACTAATTTCAACTAATTTAACTTCTCCAAAATTAATTTCTTGAGTAGTAAGTGTTACTTGTTTTTCAAAAGATTTACTATCATAACCTACATAAGAAAATTCAAAAGTATAAACTCCTGTTTCTAATTCTTTTGTTCCACCAAAATTACCTTCAATGTTAGTAGAAAAACCCCCAAAATTTTTTCCATTTTTAGAAATTTTAATATTAGTCCCAATGAGTTCTTCATTAGTGTCAAAATCTATAACTTTCCCTATGATATTAATATTGGGCATTATATAGTTTTAGTTTTTGTAGATAAAATATTATCTAAATTATTTTTAATATCAGTTAAAGCTTTCTCTACTCCATCTGCTGTTGTTGAAGTTGGTGCATCTACTACAGCACCTCCACCAGGCCAAGATTGAGTGTATTTTAAAACTTCTACCATTTGGATTAATGATTTTAGAAGAAAATCTAATTCTTGTCTTAATGTTTCTCCTTTAACTAAAGGTTCAGTAGCATCTTTACTTCCTAATTTAATGTCAGTACCTGCATCTATTACAAAATTAGCAGGAGTATCAAAATTAAATCCTTTAACAGCTTCAAAACTTATAGTTCTTTGAGAACTTAATAATATATGGTCTGTTTTGGAATTAAATAATAAACGTCCTGAATTTAGTATGATTTGATTTTCTGTATAAGAATCTGGAGATATAGGAATTTCTTTAGATCTTGGAGTATATGAAAAATATCTTTGACTAGCTACTTTTATTGGAATCTTTTGAGTTGATGTTAAGTAAATTGAAGATAAATCTTTATTTAAATTTTCAGTTATTGAAGTCCAACCTTCATTAGATGAATTAGGATCTTGACCGTTTCTTAAAATTATAATAGGATCTCCATTTTTACCTACATTAGACCAATTGTTTAAAACGGGTGTTGATGAAGGAGGAGTTGTTTGAGTAGATTTGTCTGATGTTGGTTTTGGGTTAGAGGTACTCCCAAATCTTATACTATTACCCCATCTACCTTCATATATTATATCTCCTGCAAAAGGGAGTAATGGGTGGATATTATTTCTTTCTATAAAAGTCTGTTGACTTGGGTTTATAGGACTATTTAGTCTAATACTATTCCCATTAGGAAATAGGGATTCACTATCTGTTTTTCTTACAAAAGATCCTGCTTCTGTTTGAAAATAATCTTTAGTCTCTGATGGAGGGGCTTCTGGTGTTATTGGATTTGGGTAGGCATTATGATGGGGACTATTCCAAACACTTACTATATTAATATAATAATATGATTCACTTGAAGTATTAGATCCCATGTTTTGGTTAGGTAAAGAAAATAATAAAACCAATTCATTTACTAAAGGATAAGCTGATGTTTGAGGGAAAAAAGGTCTTGCTGTGGATGGATTATTTGATCCTTGTAAATCATTCTCTTCAAAAAATATAGTACCTATACTAGACCATCCTCCTTTATTTAAAAATTCAGGATGTTGATCATTTAAAATAATATCCGTAACTCTCCCTACTATCATTTTATCTTTGATAGTAGAAAGCATTGAAACAATCCCTGAAGGGTATTCTAATTTTTTAGATCTTCTGTTAGCCATTATTTATCATCCTCTTCTTTTTTAGGAGGAAGTTGTAAATTATTTATCTCTTTAAGTAGTTGTTCTTTTTCTTCTTCAGAAATACCAAACCCGTTATCTTCATTACCCTCGTTTGCAAATATACGTTGAAAGATTGTAGCAACTTTGATAAGTGCTTCATCATTTTTAATGCCTAATTCCATGTACTCTTTGATAAGTGGTACAATCATTGTAGCATCACCTATATCACTGATTAGTGGTTTTAATTCGTTGATTAATGCTGAAATTTGGTCTTCTTTCTTCTTTTGATTATCGTATATTTCTTTTAGTAAATCTGAGTAGGATTTTTTACCGAATATTTTTTTATCTAAATGACTCATATTTATAAGTTTGTTGTATATAAATATAAGAAACTATACTTTTTCAAACTCTACATAACCACGTTCTAAAAAAGAGATATAATTATCTTTAAATAAATCGTAAAGTCTACCAGCTATTTTTGTAATTTTAGGGGTTTTTACTTCTAGCCCATTAGTAGCCATTATTTCTCTAATATAGATATAGAGTGCTTTTTTATTAAATATTTCTAAATTTTCTCTTTTTCTAAACAACTCTAATATTGCATCAGCTACTTGAGCATCATTACCCTTGGGGAAAAATTCATCAAATCTTTCTTCAACATATTGAACATATTGATCTATGAAAAAGGAAAGTTTATCTGCTACTCTATCATCTTCTAAATTATAAGAATATGTTTCATCCTTATATAAGTCTTCTACAGGAGCTTTTTTAATACGTTTCTTGTAATTTTTTGTATTATATATAATGAGCCAACGTTTTACTATAGTACCAAAATAAGAGTATGCCTTAGCTCCTTTACTGGGGTCAAATAAATGTATTTTAGAAAGTAAAAATGTGATTATTTCTTGCTGTAGATGTTCTATTTTATCTACTTCTGTATAGTAAAATTTAAAAGTATGGATTATATTTTCTGTAAGTTTAAAAAAGGCATAGTGTATTTCTTCACCATATATTTTACTCTTAGCTTCCATACATTCAGTATTATTATATAATACTATGGCATCTTCTGTCTCTTGAGTAAAGTAATTCCTCGAGTTTTTTTTTCTGCGTCTAGGCATTTTATTTAAGTTCTTTTACTTTGAAATCGTTTAAGATATCTTGAATTTGTTGGATTGATTTGAAAAAATGTCCAACTTCATCATCTGATTTGAATGTTCCCGCTCTGTCTATTTGTTTTAATTTTTTATCTGATGCTTCTATAGTTTTTGAAAGTTTATCTAAATAAGTAAGATATTCAACTAAAACATCCTCTTGTTTTTCATTCTTTCTAAGCAAATTAAAAGTAGTAAATCCAAAAACTACTACTAATACTGATAATACCGATATGGAAACAATTTCTATCATAAGCTATTTAACATATTTTTTAAACCTTCACTTTTAATTGATCC